CGAGTAAGCAAGGCCCGACGCAAACAGCGCCTTGGTCGCGCGGTTCATCGCATCGCCCTCCGCACCTTGTCGGCGTAGCCCAGCGTGGCCGTCTTGCGGTGTCCGGTCGGGCCGCCGTTGTGGATCCGAGCCAGAGTCTCGACATCGCCCTGCGCCCACGCCTGCGGCGCGTAACGCTTAAGGTAGGCGGTCGCGACGCGCCGCGAGTAAGCAAGGTCGGTGACCTGCTCGTAGCTTCCGGCGACGCGCGAGTCGGCGTGATACGCGCGGGAGATCTGGAGCGGCCCGAGGCTGCGTCCGTTGTCGCCAAGTATGGCGCCGTGGCGGCCGCTGGTCTCGACTTGATGCAAGGCCCGCCAGAAGCTTTCCGGCGGCGCGGCGTGGCTGGCGGAGGCCAGCGCTAGGAGCAGAGCGAGGCGCTTCACGACGCCACCTCCAAATTCACAGCGGTGAAAGACGGGTGCGCGCAGTACGCGGCCAGCGCAAAGTCGAAGGTCTCCTTGTCCTGCTGCACTATCGTGTTGCTGATCGTGTCGCCATTGAGGGCGATCAACTCAATGCCGATCTTCTGGTCCGAGAAAAACGTGACTTCGGCGAAGTGCTTAGAAAGACACTCCGAGGTGAAGCGTGCGATTGGCGTGCTGGTCGTTGCGGTCATTTGTCGTTGTGGTGTCTCGGGCGTGATTGCCTCCGACACCACCGACAATGCAGACCAGCGCGCCGCGGTCAACTCTTTTTCTCAAAATTCTATCCGGCTGAATCTGACAGTCAGACGTCGACGGCGTCCGCGAGTGCGTTGCTGCCGAAGTCGCAGCTGATCGGCTCGGCCTTCGCGGCGACGTAAAGCTGCGCGAGGATGCCAGGATCGGTTAGCTCGGGGTTGCTCAGGTACTGGTCGAACTTCGCGTCGCGCAGCCAGAGCTTGGCGATCCACGGCGTCAGCGGAGCCTTGCCTGACTGAGCCGCGGCCGCGTCGACGTAGAGTGCGAACAGCGCAGACGACTCCCGCGCGGCTCGGTCCCAGCGGTGCGCGACGAGGCGGATGTAGTTGCCCGAGATGCCGCTTGGCAGGGTGAAGGATTTTTGGAGGGCCATAGGTCAGGTGTAGTCGGTGAAGCGGCCCGAGAGCCGGAGGTTGCCGGCAGCCAGCGTCCCGCCGTCGTTGCGGAAGATCTTCACCACGGCGTTTGTGCTCGTCGAGCCGGCGGCTTGGCTGTCGTAGAAGCCCGCATAAAGCACGTCCTCGACGACGACGATGCCATCGTCCGGCTTGGCCGAGAAGCCGCGGTTGGTCAGCGAGATGTTCACGTTCTCGCTCGTGCCGCCGCCGGTCAGCGTCACCACTTCGTTGGTCTCGTAAACGACGTTGACTTGGCGCGTGCTGCTGCCGCTGCCTGTCTTGATGCCGGTGGTCGTGACGTCGGTGTCGTTGTATTTCGCCATATCGCCGGTGCCGATGGAAGCGGCGCCGTTCGCGTTGCCGAGACTCGCCCAAGCGGAAACGCTTCCAGTCCGATTGACTGCGCGAACGCGAACGTAGCCGGCGGCCAGGGTTGCGTTGTAGAAGAAGCACTCCGTGTCGCGCGTCGTGATTGGTGCGTTGGATCCGGTAGCCGGCGACCACGAGTAGTCGGTCGCGCCGTCTGAATCGGTGCCGGTAACCTTGACCTCGTAATAGGAGAAGTCCGACTGCGTGTTCGGACTCCACGATACGCGCGTCCCGAAACGGAAGGTTGTGGTTCCGGTGATGTATGCAGGCCGCACGCCATCCTTGGAAATTGCGCCGCCACTCGGCGTCGTCACCGTGCCCGAGTAATTCGGAGCCGTGCGGGAAAGCGTGGACGAGATCGAGCTTGCCGCGTTGGAGAACGACAGCGCGCGGGCCGCGAACTCGTAAGCGACGCCAGGGAAAAGGTCGTCGATTGAGGCCGCGATTGAGCCCGACGACAGCACGTTCGCGACGACGTATTCGCTTGCTCCGCTGCGCCGATAGAGGATCTGGAGCACAGCGCCACCCGTCGGCATCGCTGGCGCCGTGACCGTGATGCGAGCAACCGCGGTGCCATCGCTCGCGAGGTAGGTTGTTTCGCTGACGTAGGTCGGAGCGTTCGGAGTGGACGGTGCGACGTTGGAGACGGCGCCGGCGGTGATCGCGACTGGCGTCGCCTGCACGCGGGTCGCGAAGCCGGACACGTTCTCGAGCGCGTCGTAGGCGTTGACCCAGTAATAATACGTCGTGCCTACCGCGACGTCCACGTCGACAAATCGCGATGCGTCGACCTCGGCGATCTTGTTCGTGTTCGCGTTGGCCGGAGTCACGCCGGTCGTGTTGCGGTAAATGCCGTACTCGGAGAAGTCGGGCGCAGTCGAATCGTCCCAGTCAAGGCCCACCGCGGAGCCCGTGCCGATGGTCGCGACTAGGTTCGTCGGGATGCTGGGCGCCACCGTGTCCTTCTGCACGTTGACCGTGGCGCTGACGTAGGACGTCGAGACCTTGAAGAAGCTCTCGCCGAAGATGCGCACGTTGTACGTCAGTCCGATCTTAACGTCGCTCGAGATGTAATCCCTCGTCTGATCGCCGGGCACCGTGTTCCACGTAAGGTAGGTCGTCGAGGTGCTCTCTTTGTATTCGATGCCGACGTTGCCGCCGGCCTGGATAAACTCCTCAGCCGGCGCAGACCACGAGACGAGGATGCGAGGCAGCGCTGTGCCGTCCGCTTGGATCTGCTGCGTCGTTCCGTCCGCGGTCAGCGTCAGGTTCGTCGGCTCGGAAAGGGTGAACGGATCGGGCAGCGTCGTGTTCGGCGCGTCGTCGACGTAGATCTCGTCGTTGACGGTCCAGTCATAGACCGTCGACGCGGTCTCGCGCAGCGTCATCTCGATTGCCAGCTGCGGCGGACTGCCGTCGCTCGCGAAGTTCCACTCCATCACCTCGAAGACCTTCTGGGTCCAGCCCATCTTCGAGTTGGTAATCATCACCGTATCGCCGGCCCGCACTTGCATCGCCTCGAGGCGGAAGCGCGCGGTCATCGTGATCTCCTCGCGAGCGCGGCGCAGTTCGATCACGGCCAGCCGCTGGGCGCAGGCGGGCGAGGTCGTGAACGGCAGCGCCACGTCGCGCCAGTAACGGATGCCGGCGTCCTTGGTCACGTAGGTCGTCGACGTGATCTGCGGGAAGTCGGACGGTTGCCAGTCGTTCTCAGGCGAGACGTAGACGCCCTTAACTCCGTTTACTCGGTCGCGGGCGGAGGTCTTGGTCTGCACCGTCATCTGGCCGGCGAAGTGCTTCTCGGTCAGCGTGACGGTCGGGATCCGGTAGCCGGCCGCATAGACCACGACCTTGCCTCCCGAGTAGGCGATGAGCCCGCCCATCGCGGTAATAAGCTTGCCGATGTTCTCGTCGGGCGAGGCGCTGGTGTAAAGGACGCCGTTCGCCTCGTATCGGTTCTCGTAGGTGGCCGGCGAGGTGACCGGCTTGATCTCGACTTGCTCGTCGCAGATGTTCGCCGCGGCGTTGATTGCCGTATCGTCGATCTCGGCCGAGTCCATCGCCATCCCGAGCGAACTGCTCAAGTAGTCCCGAAGGCAGAGCGCAGGGTTCGCCGAGTAAGCCGTCGTCGTCGTCCGCGGATCGTAGACCTTCTTGCCCTTGACCACCGCGGCAATGTTCGGGATGCCGCCGGTCCACACTTCCTGATTCCAGACGAGGCGAACGTAGATGTACGCGATGCCTCGCAGGCGATGATTGCTCGTCCACTTGCCATCGGTCAGGCCGGAAGTCGCCGTCTCAAGGTTGGTTTCAACCGTCTGCGTATCGCTGCCAAGCTTCTTGTAAATCTCAGCGTAGCCCGTGAAGCGGCCCTGGGCGGCGCTGCCAGCGCCCGTCAGCGCGAGCTCATCGTTGAAGTAGACGTCGCCGATCTCCTCGACCTCGTGACCGGCCATCGCGACGACGAGGTGCAGGTACTCGTTCTTTGTTCCCGTCGTCGAGATGTAGACGATGACGCCGGAGGTCTTGGTCTGGCCGTAAACGATCTGCCGCGCCGCGATCGGCGAGCGAATCATCTGCGAGCGGTCGGTGAGCGACGGGTCGGAGTAGCTCGGAGCCTTCGGTGCGAGCAGCTTCGAGGCCGCCATCGAGGCAGCGGTCGTCGCGATGAACTTGAGCACGAACATCACCGCGTTCGCCGCGGCAACACTAAGCCCCACATCCATCAAAGCAATCCAGACGACGACGGCTACTTGCGGCATAGTTAGAGGCGCCAGCAGGCGGCGCCGTTGAGGTCGAGGAACTCCAGCCCATCGCGGCCCACGAAGGCGGCAGCGTTGCCCACGCAGACGCCCAGCCCGATGCCATTGCCCACGTCGCGGGCTATCACGTCACCGCGGCGAGCCAGGCCGATCTGTGTCGGCTCGAGCCCAAGCTCGCGCGCCAGTTCCAGAATCCCTCCGGCCTTGTCGATGATGCGCTGCGCTCCGATGCCGGTTGAGTACGTGCCGCGGTAGTGCGCCGCGGGATCTCGGCCGGTTGCCCGCGTGACCCAGTCCGCAGCGAACAGGCAGCAGTCATTCGCGCCCCACGCGAACGGCTGGCTGCGCCGCTCCTCGATGAAGCGCACAAGCTCCGCGGGAATGTCGGCGGCTTTCATTCGTATTCGGTCGGCCCGGTCTTGTCGCCTCCGTTCCAGTTCGTTTGCTGCGTCTGGTTCGGGTTGCCCCAGTAAATGGCCTTCTCCTGAATCGCGGTCACAAACTCCAGCCCGAGGTCGCCGGGGAAAAGCGCCGTCTGTTCTTCGTGCGTGTAGCGCACCTCGCGTGGGCGCTTGAAATCGACGAGCCGGTTCTCGGCCGTCATCGTGATGTCCGCGGACTGGCCGTCGTCCGAGATCTGCATCACGTCCATCCGCCCCTGGAACACCGTCACCGGCGACGAGATCAGCGTGCCGGCGGTCGGTGACAGCGCACCGAAGAGCACGGTGCAATCTCGGCCTTGGTAGTCCTCGGTCAGAGCAAGCGCGATGTTCGCGGTGGGCACGCCCGAGAGCCGCATCGAGATGCCGCGGGCCGCGAGGTCGGTTGTCTCCTCAATCGGCGAGATGCTTCCGAAGGTGCCGATTCCGAGGTAGGGAACGCCGGCGTAAGTCAGCGTCCCGTAGCCGGTCCAGAGGCGCGTGTAAGCGGAAGGGAAACTAAGCGAGACGAGGATCACCGGCGCCAGCTGCACCGTCGTGACCTCGGTCACCATAGCGGCCGAGAGCGTGCGGCCTGCGGTTGTGATGCTCATTGTGCGACGTCCTCCGCGATGGAAAAGCTGATGCCGTAGATGCTAGCTAACTCAATCGACCACTCGGTGCGAGACTCGGCCAGCCGGAAGACTCCCTTGGCGTTCGAGTAGGTGATCGCGGTGCCTCCGGTGTAGCTTGAGCGCAGGACCGGGAATAGATCGACGCTGCTCGAGGAATTGACCTGGACGACTTTGTAGAGCGACGTCGAGATCTGGAGCC